CGGTAGTGGTTGCGGTCGCCTGTGGCTCCCTTGCGACGCCTACGGCGTCAGGAGGAGTTTTACCGGAAACGTCGATATTTTGTTTTCCGGGTTTAGCCAGGTCAGGCAGTTTGTCGCGGAGCTTGCCCGCGTTGTCAGGATTATTCACGAATTCGAAGAAGGCAGCAGGAGATTGCCCGAATTCTTTGCGAAGTTCAGACGGTAGGTTGTCGAATACTTCGCGACCCTGGGTAAGTTTGAGTTGACTTTCGAAGAAATCGAAGTCAGCGAAGTCGCCATAGACGCCTTCGTATTGCTCCAGGTGAGAGAGCGTTCCGGCTTTTTGAGCGCGGTGGAGTATTTTGTTGATGTCGGTTTCGTCTTTGAAGGCCTGTTTTGTACGGCCATCCGTGTACTTAGGTTGAACGAGCCGACCTTTTTTGTCGTGTTTGCCAAGCATTTGCATAGACATTATTTATTACCTTTTGGTGGTGGTGTATCCGGCGCGGATCAGATCGTTAAAGTAAGCGCGGATTTCCTTTTCGGAAGGCTTGCGCCGATGTTTTTTCTCATAGGCTTTCGCCCATTCGTTGGTGTTCCACGTGGCCGACTTTGTTTTGTCGGGCCGTTGGAGAGCACCGTATTTCCGGCCAGAGCCGTAATCCATGAATTCGCCAACGCCTGTATAGAGGTCGGGCGAGTAAGCGAAAGTTTTCGCAGAATTGACGGTGCCTTTGGCTATAGATTCGGCAACGCTTGCCGCGTCGGCCTTGATGCGTTTTATCACGTTTTCGTAACCTACGCCGCGGGCTTGTTCTGATATCAATTTAGCCTGGGCCCGCGTGGTTGAGATTTGCGCTGCAGATAGAGCCGAGGCGGCGCCTTTTTGTGCGCCTTCGACGCCTGCGCCGCCTACAGAGGAGACGCCGGCCATAGCACCGGCAGGAGTAGAAGCATCATATTGACCAGCAAGGATAGGATTAATACCAGCTCTTTCGAGGTCCGCCATTCGGCGGGTGACAGCAGTGTTCGACATACGTTCCTGGAACGACATTTGCTCCCGTGATAGAGCAATTTGTTGATTATTGGCATCGCGTTGACCTTTAGCGGACCAGAGCCCGCCGACTACGGAACCAAGGGCAGACCCGACCGGGCCGCCCAAGAATCCGCCTAATTTTTTAAGGAAGGACATCAGAAGTGGTCGATGTTACCCGGCACGCCGTAGAGAGGCAGTGGCCGAGCTGCTTTGATTTCATGGAAGAAGTCACCCAGAAATTGCGGCTGCGATGGGACAGCGATCGCACGATCGAGCGGTGTGCCTGTATTCGCCTGGATGAATGTATCCCCAAGAGTAGGCAGAGAGGCGAAATCCTCAGAAAGATGCCAGGAGGCGAGAGTGCCCGCAGCATCAGGACGGAACAGACCGGTAAGTTTGCCGTTCAGATAGCGGTATTCCGCGTAGCGTTCCTGATAGCCGAACACAAGATCATCGTTTGCGCTTCCGTCAGCCCAGAGCTCCCGATTTAGGACGCTCTGCTCGCCGATTCCAGCTAAGACCGGATAATAAAACTCGTACCGAGTCTGTTTTCCCCAATACCTGTCGATTCCCTGGGAATAAGTGATATCACCCCGGACGTTGCCGAGGACGATTACGACGCCATGCTCGACGAAAGACTTCGTCCAGGAGTGCGTACCGGAGACAACGCCGTTAGCGCCGAGATTACCCAGCTTGTCATCTTCGGCAGGCGTGGTTTGCGCGTTCTGTTGCGCCACGGGCGAAAGGTTAATTTGCGAGTGCCCGCCACCTAGGAATTCCGCGCGCTGGAGCCGGAAATCGGGACTGGTAACTCCCCAATGGGAGCGGAGCACTTCGATATAACGTGTGCCTGATCGCGCATCGCGTTCGAGGAGTCTTTGCGTTTGGAAAGCGAGCCGGATGTCGTTGATCGTCGCCGCTGTTGCGTTGGCGAGATCAGCATAGATAGCCAAATCCTCGTCGGTGGTGGACGACATTTCGAACTTAATATCACCAGCAGCGTTCATGTGGTGATTAGTCCAACTTTGAGTCGGGTTATCGGTCTCGTGAACCGTGATAGAACTCGCCGTTGGATTGGAACCGTCCAGGACGCCAATACCTTGAACCGGCGCTTTCGTGCCGAGAGGTAAACTAACGGCATTTGTCGATTTTTGCGGCCAGGGGAGGCAGGACGTGAAATAGTCCTGGCGTTTGCCGCGTTTCCGAGGCAGAGAATAAATGTAGCCAGCCGACGGGGTTGTAGAGTCTGTCAGAGTGTCAGGCCCGTTGTCCTGCAGATCGTATGGACTGTCCTGGAGGTTTTCGTCCCGGTACCAGTCCGCCCAGATTTTATGGTAAGCGCGGAACGGCAGTGTGCTAACAGTGTGGTCGTCGGGAATCTGGCCGGTAGGCAGACCGAAGTAGTCCCAAAGGGAACCGAGACCGGAGTAAGTATTAGCCGACCTTGACACAACGGGAATAGTAAAGTCGATAGAGTCGCCCGGATCAAATTGAGCGCCGTGGAACTTTTCGTGCGATTGCCAGATCGTGCGATATGGCACGAAAAACGCCTGGGTCTCGAAATACAGGTTGTCAAGAATCGGCCGCAGCATTGTGTTGAGGCGGATGAAAAACGACGTTTTAAAATTGAAAGTGTCTCCTGGGATTACGTCGATCGGCTGACAGATCGGAATGAGATAATCCGCGTCGAACGTAGCCTTGTGCGGGTGAGACAGATTGAAGGAGGAGCGCGGAATTTTCGCGCTCGGAACCTGGGAGAATTGGTGTTGTGATCTCATGCGGTGCCACCGGGTGATTGTGCGATTTTAAGGTCCAGTTCGTCGATGTTGTCGCGATTTACGTTTCTGGATAGCGATACGAGTTCAAGGCCAGTGGCCAGGCATTCGTTTTCCTCATTTGTTAGTTTTCCGGTTTGGTCGTCGAAGATGCCGAGCCGGTAGAGCGAATAATCTTCAGGATGTTGCCCATAGGGGTGCTCCGCATCAGTGCAGAGTGTTTGGAATTCGCGAGTCACCTCGCCGTCAGCTCGTGCAAATAAAGGTTTGGAGTACACGCCCGAGGCGGTGTCGAAGATTGCATATAGTTGAGTTTTCATTTAGAGATTCCTCTTTTGTTGTCGCGCTTGCGCGCATTTGTATTTATCACGTAAACGTTCCGGAGTGAAGTCGTCGCCGTGAGCCCTGATGAATTGTTGACGTAGTGATTTAACCAGTTCAAGTGTTGCTGGATCTCTTGATTCGAGCACGTTTTGATAATAACGGGGTACTTTGCGGATAACCCCCTTGCCGGGTACCGGGACCTCATCGGAAGGGAAGATATCTTCCTGGTACTTTTCATAGAAGCCAATTCCTAGCCCGCAGGGTTTTTTTCGATTGCCAGTGGACATTCGAATATATTCCGGTAATAGCCAGTAAGCCTCTCCATGCTCGTCGCATCGGAGATAGTGTTCGTCGGCCATCTTTCCGGTAATTTTTTTGAGAGAGTAGCGTGCAGTGTATGCAGCGGTTTGGTAGTTAAGTTCCGCAACGGTAGAGAAGCCATAAGGCCATAGTTTTTCAAGAGATGGGCTTGTGTAGAGATAGAAGCCTTCGTCGTCTTTGAATAGTTGTTGGTCATCGAATGAATGATTGAACAAGCAGATGTGGTAATGCGGTCGCTGATTTTCGTCTCCGTATTCTCCGCAATAGAAGTAACGGATTTTATGATTGACCGACTTACGTAGGCGTCGGATAAATTTTGATACATCAGATGGTCGGAGAGAGTAGTCGTCGGGGATGTAGTGGCCGGAACGGAATTGCTCGTCGGTGCACTCGTCGCGGTCGCGGTATGTGAGAGTAACGAAACAATTGCCTTGTTGATCCAGATACAGGGAGCTTTCGTGGACGATTCTAATTGCCCACATGAGTGCATGATCCAAGCGACAACCAAGACACTGACCACAGGCCACTTCCAGTGTTTGCGCAGTGCCGCTTTTATTAAAGGTAAGTCCACCTGATGCCGGGTCCTTATAGCCTTTCAGCGGAGAGTAGCAAGGCATATCACAGACGATACCCGCCGCGCTGGATTGGAGCGCGATTGTTTTTCGGATGGGAGCCCGCGTTCCTGGAGAACATTTTGCGGGATTTGCGGTTGTTTAGTTTATAGCGCTTTCTCATTTTTCTGTCTCGTAAGCGAAGCCACAGAGCGTGGCAAGATTGCGGCTATTCTGCGAGAGGACTTGAGGAGCCGCGTTAATATTTACGAAGGAGCTGTCTCCGTCAATGCCGCATTGGAGCGACATCGCGGAGCAGCCCATTAGTCCTGGCAAGAGGAAGGCCAGAGTAATTATGATTTTTTTCAAGGGGTCGCTGCCTTTTGTCGGTGCGTCTACGACCCTTTATACGGGTTTTTTTCGAGGGAGTCTAGGGGCTCTCCCGCTCGCCCGCTCGCATAGGTCGCATTGCTTCACTGCGTTTCGCTGGCTCCCCGCTCGCGGGGGCCTCGCTGCCCCTTAGTAAGACCTCGGACCCGTAGTTTTTTTTTGTTTTTGGCGAATGGGGGGGACCATTGCGCCAGTTCCCTATCAAGTATACGGGGAACAGAGCACGCCAAGTAATGCGTGCATAAGAGAACGCCCCCACGAGGGGGGCGTTAAAACCAGCTTGCAGGAAGGTAAGGCTGGTTGAGCGACGCTAGGAGGCGTCGGGGAGGTTAGCGCTAGGAGCTACCTCAGAGGTAGTGGTTG